AAGCAAAAGTCAAGCATTAAATGCGCACAATTTTTCGCTTCTTGTTTTGTCTAATTTTGACAAGCCAACATGGCCGCCGTCATGTCCCATGGTCGGCAGCCTGTGTATTTTCCTGTTCAGTTCTCCGCGTTCCGCTCTGCTCACGCCCTCTCCCTTTGATTGTCCTCTGTGCTGGTTTCTTCCTGTTACGCGATCAGCCCGATCTCCCGCAGGCACTCCCGGAACATGACCTCGCTGCTCTTGTACCCGAAGATTTTCCGTGGATAGTTGTTAATCCATTCCTCCGTGGCCGCGATCTCCGCCGCGCTGACCTTAGAGAAATCTGTGCCTTTCGGATGCCGCCGCCTGATCATGCTGTTGGCGTTCTCGTTGCTCCCCCGTTCCCACGAAGAATACGGATGGCAGAAATATACCTTGGTGCGCGGGATGGTCTTGTTGACAGCGCTCCGCTCCAGCTCCTCCGCCGCCGAAAATTCTGAGCCGTTGTCAAAGGTGATGCTTTTGAAGATTACCCTGAACCGCTTGGCTCCGCATTTCCGCTCCAGCGCATCCAGCGCCTTGACCACGGTTTCCGCCTTTCTGTTCGGTATTCCTATGATGATGTCTTTCCGCGTCTTGCGCTCATTCAGGGTCAGCAGGGCGCTGGTGGTCTTGCATTTGCCCTTTCCGCTGTACACGGTGTCGCCCTCCCAATGCCCGAACTCCTCGCGGCTCTCCACCTCCGGCGGGCGCTGTTCAATGCTGTCGCCTGCGGAGGCTCTGGCCTGATCGTCCTTGGTCTTGACCTTTTTATAGCCCTGCTTGTGCTTCCCATGGCGCGGCAAGTCCACCTGCGTGATTTGTAGAAAGAGGCCCTTTTTGATGTAGCTGTAGATCGTCGTCACAGAAACCGAGGTCTCGAATGTCCGCCCCTCCATCATCGCGTAGCCGAGAACGGCAGCGGGACTGCACTCTTTTTCAACGATTGTCGCCTCGATGTAGTTTGCAAGCTCGTGATCTTTGCCGATTTTCAAGTCTGGCCCTTTCTCCCGCAAGTGTTCCTGATACCGCGCTTCCGCGATGTCCGGGCTGTACGCCGTCGCCATTTCCCACGTCGCCCCGTCCAGCCGCTCATACTCTCCGCGCTTCAACTCCCGGTAGATGGTGGAAACGTGGACGCGCAGCTTCTCCGCAATCTGCGGCGGCTTCAAGCCCCTGCGCTGCCACTTCTCAATGCGCAGCCTGTCGTTCTTGGTCAGATGCTTAAATGTTCGCCCTCCGGTCTGCACCGTAAAGCCTCCTCTCTCATGCTTTTGCGCGGGCGGTGTCAGGTCTTGCCCGTTCCGCTCCGCCGGTTTGCTTTGTCGCTTTTTGTCTTATTATGATACCTGTAAATCCCTTGCCGCGCAACTGATTTTTCGTTGCGAACGCGCAAAAAATCCCCCGACCGCTATATCTATGAGCATAGCAGCCGGGGGATAATTTCAGTTATTCAGTTCCTTTTCGCCGTCCGTCTTGCCGGTGGTTTCCTCCACAAAAATGCCATCCAGCTTACCGATTGTGCTGTCCACGGCGATGTCCAGTTCCTTAACCGCCGCCTCGATCACGGCCTTTACCTCCGCCGTGACCTTAATGCCCTTTGCTTCAAGCATCTGCACCACATAATCGTACTTCGGGATGGTCAGCGTACCGGCCTCGCGCTGCTTCTCCGCCGCCTTGACCAGAACGGTGACAATGCCGTACAGGCGCTTGTCTTTCAGCCAAGGGATGCCGGTCTTGACCAGCCACGGAATGGCCACGCCGGTGAAGAACAGGCCGAGGATGGCGAAAATGGCCTCAATGACAATGTTGATGATGTCGGGAATGATCTGTGTCATGGTGTGTACCTCCTTACACTTTCGTCAGATATTTCTTGTCCACGTTTCCTGTGATCGCGCCGCTTTTCAGCGTGGAAACTGAAATGCGGTCGCCGCTGATTGCCCGGACATACAGCTTTGCGCTGTACACCCACAAGGAAAACTTGCGCGTGGTGCCGTAGACTGTGGCAGCCTTGTCCATCGTCACCTGATCGCCCACGGCCAGCGCCGCCGCTTCGGTCTTGATGTCCGCCGCGTCCACCCAGCCGTACACGGTGCTTCCGCCGCCGCTCACGGCGACAAGGTGGTACGGATGCCTGCTCACAAGCGGCTGATACACCTGCGTCACCTTGGCCTTGCCCGGCTTGCACGGTTTGCCCACGGTGCTGTTTGCGCCGGTGTAGTGCCTCTCGCCGGTGAATGTCACGATGTCGCCCACCTTGCACCCGCCGCCCTTGGCCGGTGCAACGTCCGCCGCAGTCCCGCCGCCGGTCGCCTCCTTTCCGCCGTACTTCGGTACGCCGTAGCCGCGAATGTACCGTCCGTTCACAGAAATGGTGCGGCGCTTCACGCTGTCGGAGTAGTTGCCCTCAATGACGGTGATGCTTGTCCCGCTGACCTTTTCCACGATGCCCACATGATCGGCGCTGCCGGTGCAGTCTCCCACGCCGCTGTCCTGCCAATCGTAGAAAATATAGTCGCCGGGCTTCGGCACATAAGCGTCGTTCTCCTGCCAGCTCCCCAGCTTCTTGAACAGCTCGATGTGCTTTCCGCAGCCGCACTCCGTCGGGATGATGTCGGTCATTCCCGCCGCGATGGCGACGGTGCTTGCGAACGTGCTGCACCATGCGTCCGTGTACTTCACAGCGTAGCCACGGGCCAGCGGCTTGTGACTGTTGTACAGGTCGATGATCTTCCTGTGGCTTCCGTCGCTCTCTTTGCATCCGATGTAGCTCTGGGCGATGCTCACGATCTTCTGCCGCTGTTCCTGTTCCGTCATGGGCTTTCCTCCGCTTCCTGCGGCGCTCCCTGCCGCATACTTGTCGTAATACTTCTGGCCGAACGCAGCTCGCCGGGCCTGCGCCGCCTCGCTCTGATCTGCCGGGCGCTCAAATTTCAGCAGCACCGCGTCCGATGCTGCCCGGACGCTTCCAGCCGTTTTCAGCACGGCCAGCACCGCCTTATAGCCCTCCCGCAGCTCTTTCATCAGGAAATCAAGCTGCATTTCCAGATCGCCGATGCTCTTTCGGCAGCATTGGGCATAGTCCAGCAGCTCTGCCTTGCGGGAGCAGTATGTCCATTGGGCGAGGCCATAGCCCGCCTTATCCGTTGCGAAGAACTGATACTTGCCGCTGTCCACCGCCGCCGTATAGCTTGCGTCGGTCACGCCAAGTCTCTTTTCGTATAGGTTCTCCACGTTGTTCGGGATAAGGCCGCTCTCCGCATACAGGTTTCCCATCAGACCGGCGGTGCCGAAGTCGTTCAGCCCCGCGCTTTTCAGATAATTCCAGATTTTCTCCTCGTTGTTCTTTCCTGCCAGCATGATCTATCCCTCCTCACGGTTCCTCTGTCTGCTGTGCAATCCGTTCCGCCTCCTCCTTTTCCCGTCTCATGTCCGCAAGCTGCCACCGCCTGTCCTGCTTCTTCTCCTTGGTGGTCTTTATCCAGCCAAGGATGCCGCACTCGCCGCCCAGCGTGGCAAACACACAGGTGATCAGCGTATCCGGCACGGAGCCGTACACGGTAAACAGCACGATCATGGCAATCGTAAATACCGTCAGACACAAAAAGACGATCAGCAGAATAAAGTCCATGGTTCCCATGCGCTTCTTCCGGCCTTTCGTCTTTGCCTGCGTTCGCTTTCCCGCCATGTCAGTCCTCCTTGATGTGCGGGTGCGCGTTCTTGTTCAGGTGCTTATTCAGTTTGTCCAGCGCATCCTTGCACGGCCCGTTGCACCCCTGCTCCACAAGCCCCTGCAACGCGCCGCGCAGGCCATAGCAGATAAGCGTCTGCTCCTCCTGAATGGCGTTGATGAACTCGCTCTGCTTTTTGTTGCTCTCAATGACCTTGTACACGGAAACAATGGCGGCGACCAGCGCTCCGATTGCTCCCAAAAGGCTGGCCGTCTTAATGATGGTGTCCGCGTTGATGTACATTTTCCTGTCCTCCTGCTTTCACTCCGGCCATTCGTCCCCGCCGATGGCCCTGCGGTATGCCTCGTCGGCCTCCGCGATCTCGTCTCTCCCGGTCACGGTGTCGCCCAGCTCCGCAAGGCGTGTCGCCAGCACCCGGACGGTACGCGCCTGCATTTCCACAAGCGCCTCCAGCTCTGCGATGATCTGCAAATGGCTGCTCACGCCGTCGCCTCCGTCCAGCCGTATACCCCCGGTTCCCACACATTGGCATCCGCCGTTGATGTCCAATGCTTTCCATTGTGGCTCACCTTGTCGCCCTTTGCGTAAGCGTCATGCGCCCCCACCGGCTGGCTCCATTCCGGCCATTCTTCCGCCGGGTCAGATGCCGCCGACCAAAGCGACACCGCCTTGTCCGGTTCCCATCCAGCCTGTGAGGTGTGCGCCTGTACGCATTTGTACAGCTTGTCCCCCCAGTTGCGTAGCTGCCCCACCGTGTAAGCAACGCCGGTCTGCCACGTTTCAAACAGGCTCTTATGCTCCCCCGCAGTCACAGCGTCGATGCTTCCGCTCTCCGCCAGCGTCACAAAGGCGATCTCCGTTGCTTTTCTCGTTTCTTCCATCACCTTTATCCTTTCCACATACCGGTAATGCTCGCTGATGGTATAGAAGTCGTACCGCGTCCCGTCCTCGTCCGTGTCGCTGTGATAGTGCCGGTCGATGCGGCAGCGGTCTGTGATGCTGCTGTCGTCGTACTCCCGCACCGTGGTCAGGTATTCACCCTCCCGCAGCGCGGGGCCGCCCACGATTTTCAGGTTTTCCCGTTCTACGCCGCCGATAACGCTTGTCCCGTAGACGTATTCCATCTTGCCCGCTCCTTTCTTGCGTGTTCTCTGACCACGCATTTCAATTTCCGCTGCAAACCCGCCTCCACATAGCTCTGGAAAAAGTGAACGTGATTGCAGTGCTTCATCTGGCCCAGTCTGGATAAAAGCCCCTGCGCCAATGCGGGCTTGATCGCGTGGTGCCGCCGCATGGCACGGCGGCAGGCGGAAAGAGAATGTTTCAGGCGCACCATGTTTCGTTTCCGCAGCAGGGTATACCCTCGCCCGAAGCGATACCCCAGCGCCGCCACCGTCCGCTTTGCTGTCGGATAGAGCTGCCACTTGCCGTTCAGCCGCAGGCCGTGTGCCGCCAGCCATTTCTCGATCAGCTCCCGCAGCCGCCGCAGCTTCCGCTTGTTCCGCCCGAACAGGGTAAAGTTGTCCATGTACCGCAGGTAGTGGTCGCACAGACCGCTTTCCCGTATCAGCCGGTCGAGCGGTTGCAGCACCGTGTTGGCAAACCATTGGGAAAAGTAAGCGCCGATCAGAATGCCGTGCTTCATCAGCCGTTCGCATACCTCCAGCATTCGCCGGTCTTTCACCAGCCGCCGGAGCCGCTTCATCACCGTCTCCGCCGTCAAACTGTCGTAGAAATGGTGGATGTCCAGCTCCTCGGCGTACTTCGTCCCTTTTGGGTCTGTCCGCATCCACTTCTTGATGGCTCGAACGCCGTAATGGATGCCCCGGTTTCGGATGCTCCCGCAGCAGAAATTGTCCATGCCACGCATCATGATCGGCTCCAACACCTGAATGACCGCGTGATGCACATACTGGTCAGGCCACAGTCTCGGCTCCGATATGTCCCGCCACTTTCCGGCGCTCTTGTCCCAGCGTCGCGCAAGCCTCGGCTCGTTCGCCTCGTAACCGCCTGTAATGATCTCCCGCAGCTCTTTTACATAGCGGTCAATGTCTGCCTCCACCCGTGCCACCGTCCGGTTCGGTCTGTGGTGCGGATGGAAGCGGTGTGTCACGTTCACGGCGAAGATCGCCAGCCGCAGGTTTTCTTCCGATACCAGCTTTGGAAATAGGTTGTTTGCTCGTTTCATCAGGAATGTTTTCCTCCTTTTAGCCTCACGGCCTTTCCATCGCCTCCACGGGTTGTGGAAGTGTACTAAACCGTGTCCTGATGGCTTATCTGCACCAAGGGGTGCCGAGGATGTCCGCGCCCCGGCGCGGGTCTTTGCGTTGCCGGGTGTGGAGGTGGGTAGCCAGTCCATAAAAGGACGCGGCAGCCGATGTTCGCGTTCGAGTTGGACGCGTTGGTGTAGTTCACGTAGAACAGCCCGTGGTTCCCGTTCTGGTTATAGTTACCGCCGAAGTACAGACACGGGTTGGAAGCATTGAAGTTCCAGTTATCCGCCGAACCAAGAAGCAAGGCACCGACTGCGTGCGCGGTCATCCCCTGTATTTTCAAGCCGCCTGTGCGGCTGAAAACCCGTTAGCCTTTTGCGCGGCCTGCGGGCCGCAGGATACGCAGAGGGGGATGCGTCCCCCTCTGCACTCCCCCGTCAGGGGAGTTTTTGGAGGCGGCAGCCGATGCTCGCGTCCGAGCTGGACGCGCCGGAGTAGCTCACGTAGAACAGCCCGCGGTACCCGCTCTGGCTATAGAAACCGCCGAAGCACAGACACGGGCCGGAAGCACCGAAGTACCAGTAATCCGCCGAATACGTCGTCTCACTCCCGCCCGATGCCGTGGGATAGATAACCCATTCCAGACTG